ACTCTTTCCATTCTGATTTGTGGAATGAAGAAGCCTTTTCTTTTTGTAACTGTTTTAGCCTTTTCACCCTTCCCAGTAACAACTTTTACATCTCTATAAACGAATTGCCAGTTGGTGGGATGCCATTTATAGTAGAATGGGTGATTTGGTCTTGCTGGCAACAAGTTTTGACTTTGTTGGGTCATTGGTTGCCATGAAGTTGGTGTGATTTCCATTTTGTACCTCATTGGAAAAAGAGTGCAGGCCAATGAAGACCTGCACTTTGATTAAGTCTTTGATTAGACTGCAGAAATAACAAGAACACCACGGTCATTGTCAATGATAGACATACCCAAGTAAGCATGTCCAACAATGCGGGTAAGTGCTTTGTCGGCTTCACGGTCCATTTCAATCATCACTTCACCCATTTCCATGGATTCAGCAGCACCAGGAAGACCAGCAGGCATTCCAGTTGCGTAACCAAGAGCACCAGGAGCAAAGATAGCACCTTGGTGGTCAGTTCCATCATTGGTGATGTATGAAGAAGTGTAGATTTCAACACCCATGAAGTTCCCTTTGTAGTGAGAACCTTTGGCACTGATTGCTTCATAAGATGCTGCAACAAACTGAAGGATTCCGCTAGTTTGTGCAAGAATGCTGTCTTGAATGTCAGCCCATTGGTCAGGATGCAACAAAGCAACATATGGACCAGGAGCACCAACATCACTTGCTGCTGCTTCTAAAGCTTGGATACCAGCAAGGAATGCATCCACATCCAAATCAGTTGCAGATGTTCCAACTGAAGTTGTGAAACTGGCAACAGCTGCACCAGTGATGTTTGCAAACAATGCTTCATAAGATGCAGCGATTGATTCAGCAATGCGGAATGGGTCAACATCACCAGCATTCAAACCAGTCATAGAAGCCATATCGGAGATGGCGTACGCTAAAGAATTTCTTTTGCATACAACATCAACAAAAGCATCAGTCAGCGGAGTATTAGCAACAGCACCAATTTCAGTTGCACCAGAGAAGGCAGAAAAAGCATCATATCCATCAAGTCCTGCTTTTCGTACACGAATAGTATCAGAACCCAGTCCATTGATGCTGCCTACAAAGTCAACAAAAGGAGTATTGCGAAGGTTGGTTGAGTCAGTCAAGAGTAAACGAATTTCTTGACTTATCATCTTGGAGAGCCGAAGGTCCTCGGTAGGATTCGACAGATTTCTTTGGGTAATTTCATTAGCCATGATTAACACCTATAATGTGAAAGTTTTTGTGGGTTGGTTTGGTGTGGATTTCTGCTGTTGCGGGTGCGACCCTTCCACTTAAAGATGTTGTTGCTTTATTGTAAACTATATAACAAGGTATAGCAAGGACAAAAAAAACCCCACTGAGGACAGCAGGGAAAAGGGGAGGCACAACCCTTTTTTTGTGGGGAGTAGTTTACAGAGAAACAACAATACTAGCACCAGTCACATTGATGACTGATTTGACCTTGACATTGTTGGTGTCAACAAGTTGAACATCCAACTGAACCAAGTTGCCATCAGAATCATATGCAGACACGTGAACAATCTTCTTGCCAAGTCCATGGTTCAAAGTTGCAAATGTATTTGCTGTCAAGTTTTGTGGTGCGAACTCACTGCGGAAATCATTCAAGTCAACAAGAACTTGACCACTGGTTACACTTGCCATGTTGTCATCAGCACTGTCAGCACTGATTGCAGCACGAGCACGAGCATCAGTGAAGAACAAGTTCACTGAACCTTCTTCAATGTCATCACTGTCAGCAGTCAATGCGATTTCACCAGTTGAACTGTTGTATGAAAGACCAGCAGCATCAACAGAGATTGCAGCACGAGCACGAGCATCAGTGAAGTACAAACGAGTACCTTCAGCGATGTTTGAAGTGGTTGCATTCAATGAGTATTCACCACCATCAAATGAAAGACCAGTTCCAGCACTGAATTCATTGAATACATCTGAAAGCAGTACAGACATGACACCAGCAGCAGACTTTGTGAGCAACTGAACATCTTCTGCACCAGCAGCACCAACAGTCAAAGCAGCACGAGCACGAGCATCAGTGAAGTACAAGTTTGTACCTTCAGCAACATCATCAGTGTCAATTGACATAGAGATGACACCAGTTGAACTGTCATATGCAAGAATGTCACCAGATACAGAGATTGCACCACGAGCACGAGCATCAGTGAAGTACAAGTTTGATGAACCTTCAGAGATACCATCAGAATCAACATTCAATGAGTAAGTTCCATTTGAACTGTCATATGAAAGACCAGAACCGGCAGCGAAGAAACCACGGATTTCACCTTGGTCTGCAGTGAACTCACCAGTTGCACTGTTGTAGTCGATACCTGCACTAGCAGACAAAGCACCACGCACTTCAGCATCAGTAACATCAGCACCTTCAATCTCTGCCCAGTCAGCATCAGTTCCAGCAGTTCCACCATTGTGAATATAGGTTTGAGCACGGCCATCAACAGCAGTCAAAACAATGATGTCACCTTCTTGCTTTTCATCACCATTGCTGTAGTTAGCAGTGATCCAGTTAGCCAATGAAGTTTGTGTTGTATCAACAGAAACATCAGTGATGGTCAATGGCTTCAGTTTAAGTTTCTTTTCACCATCAACAGTCACCAACTCAGCATAGTTGGCAGAATCAGAATGGATTCCAACAACACTGTTTGCTTCAAGGTAAGACTTTGTGACAGCATGATTGTCAGCAGTAGGAGCATTGTTAAGTTGAACAACGCCTTCAAAAATATTTGTTGGGGCAAGAAATTTCATGGTTGTTTTTCCTAGTTGGGAGTTTTTGAATTGTGTCCAGAAGGACTGTGGGTATCTTATCTGATGATGACTGAACCGGTGGTTGCATTTGCGAAAGTCACAACCAGTTGATTCACTGAAACGTGTTCAACATCTGCAATCACCACTTGATTGTCAATCAGAACTTGAACATTGGGAATGAATCCAAGATTGTGAGTGATGGTGACTTCTGTTGAGTTTACAAAAGTGTATTCCACCGGTCTTGATGGAAAAAAGATTGATTGTGCCATGGTGTGTGCCTCTGGTTTTTGTTAATTTTCCTCAATGATGACAGTCACTTCAGCAGAAGAAGATGACTTTGTTGCCACTTGGAAGGTTTTGTGTTGGTTGGTTCCTCTGCCAATTTTTACTGACATATAGCCACCAGATTTGATGAACAGTTTGTTCACTCCTGTGGTGACCTGTCCTTCAGTCCCTTCAAAACTGACAAAGATGTCATGTTGTTCACATCCAACTGTGATGACCTTGCCTTTGCTGGGCAAAATCACTTCAGTCCAGGTTGGGACTGCATTGAAGTTCTTGATAATTGGATATGTGCGCTCGGTTTTATAATCCTGACTCATCTTTTCCGCCACGCCTTTCTGATTGCATCTCTGTTGGCTTTGTAGAATTCAAAATCATCTGCACCACGTTTCAGCATGTCACTTGATTGGACTGGTGCTGGTGTTGTGCCAGTATTTGTCTTGGGTGCAATCAATGCTGGTTGTTCTGGAACTGGTGCTGCGGTTGCTTGTTCGGTCACTTGTTCTGTTGGTGCAGCTGCAGTTTTACTTTGAAGATGGTGTCGCAGTGTCACTGGTGCTGTTGATGGGTCAGCCTTCATTGCTGCCAACCATTCATTCAATGCTGGTGCCTTGGCATCTCCTTTGGTAGCCTTCTCATATTGCCATTCAACCAGTTCACGCACTTCAGCATCCACAATCCCAAGGTCAGCCATTGCAGTATGTCTGGAATAGCGATTGTTGGCAGAATCCAATTCACCTTCTAACTCCTGGACACGTGAAGACAACTTCTGAATCTTTTCAAGTTCTCCACTTTGATTGTCCATTTGTTCTTGCAGTGCATTGGCTGCTTCTTCTGCCTGAAGTGCTCTGGCAGACAGTTTCTGGATGCGGTCTTTGAATGCATTTTCAATGTCTGCTTTCAATACAAAAGTCTGACCTTCATGTTCTATTGTTTTCATTTTGTGCCTCTTGTGCTCTTTGTTGTTGGTGGGTGATGTAATCTTTGAAAATAGCGATGGCAACCGGTTTATTGTCCCATTGCATTTCATCAACTATTTCCATGAAATCTTTCAGTGTCCAGAATGGTAACCAGTGGTCATATAATCGCATCATCTTTTGGGTGTTTGGATGGCTGAACTCATATTGACAATGTGGGTGGACCAATCTGATTGTCTCCACAAGACATGTGTGGTGCATGGTGCTCAACCATTCCACTTTTGCTGTCACTGGGTCCAGACTGCTGCGGCATTGCTGACAAATCAATGCTGGCATCATAAGAACTCCGCACGCTCTCTGCGAATCTGCAACAAGTATTCTCTGGCTTCTTTGGGGTCCATATCATCATACATCATCATCACTGCTGTAACTGGAGAAATCAAACCAGCATTCATCTTGGCAATGATGTCTTCTCGCTGCGCTTGCATCTCAGTTGGTGTCAATGGCATACTGTGGTATGAAACACGGTACCCATCTTCTGGAAGATTGGTGCCAAGAAAACGATTGGACAACATTGCAGTTTTTGCCAATAGTTCTTCATCAGACATTCTGAATACTGGTGCAAACTTCTTTTGTGCTTCACGTTGTCCAGCCTTTGAAACTGACAAACTGTATCCACTTCTTGGGTCACCATTGCTGCGGCTTAGTTCTGCAGGTGACAGACCAGCAGCCATTGCAACACGCATTTCATATTTGGCAATCGACTCCAGCAGGTCATGTGGGTCAGTTGCAATACCAAATGAACCCACCATTGGTTGTCCCTGTGCATCTGGGTCCTGAGTGAACACCAATATGCTGGATGGGTCTGTGGAGATGGATGCACGCCTTGCAACACTGTTCTGGTCA